ATATTTAATAAAATTGATACATGTATTGATATAATTTATAATAAACTCAAGACATTTGAAGAATACAATACTTTCAAACAAGTAGCAGGTGAATTAGCCGCTAAACGGGATAAAATGAGTGAAAATCAAAAATGGGATGTAATGAGTGAAAATCAAAAATGGGATGTAATAGAACAAAATTCGATTGAACCTAAAAAGACATTTTCACCTGAAGAGCTTCCAGGAGAAGAATGGCTTCCACGCGAAGTTCTTCCACCTGATGTGATTCCACTTGTGGATCTCGATGATCCAAAGTTTGGGAGCACGTGGAATGGTGATAAAAATTATTTAGAAACAGGAACTGAATTTTATTCAATGTTAAATGGTTTTAGTTTTAAATTAATTCAAAATAAGACGCCCAAACTTTTACGTAATAAGAAAAATACTAAAAAACAATCGAAACTTTCAAATAATTTTATTACTTTTATTGAAAAGTCAATGCAAGAATATATGGATACAAATATGAATAAATTATGGGAAAAAATTAATGAAACGGTAAATCCTATGGAACAAGCACAATATATTAATTGTTTATGGCGTATGATATTTCGAGAACGAGCTATCTCTAATTCAAAACGATCTGTTGAAGGAAAAGGTAACAAGGCTATCTTTTTATATCTTTTTACAAAAATGTCTGAAAAGAGACCAAGTGATGCGATAATATTATTAAAATTGGTAGCACATTATGGATATATGAAGGATTATAATTACTTGATCCAATACTATATTAATACTAATAATATTGTGATGCGTGATGCAGTTGTTTCAACCTATATTGATTTTCTAGATGGAGATATCAGGACATTATTTGATGGGAATGGGCTTATTGGAAAAGATGTTATGAATCATAGTGAGTTTTATTCACGTGTGAAAAGTTTATACGATGAAGTAAAAGTTATGACTCCGACTGATATAAGTACAAGTTATGGTAAAAATATTTGCAAGTTATCAAATGTAATGAAATGGTTTCCAAGACCTGGAAATAAACAATTTTCAAATCAATTGCCATTATTATATAATAGGATGTATAATAGTACAAATTTTGAAAATGATAAGAGTAAAAACTTTTATGAAATGCTTACCCGTTACTTATTAACATTAGGCAACACCCTATTAAATGTTGTTGAATTACGATTTTCTCAACAGCAATATAATTATATATATCCTGAGAGGACACCAGCTAAAGCTTTTGCTACAAAACGGTTAGCTTTCTTGAATGAAATATGTGATAACAAAATGTTAAACAAGCGAAAAGCACGATATGCCGATACTATGCGTTCAACTAATCCAGATCGTATCGATTTACGTAATCGAACTCTTGAAATGGCTGCAGGTAATAAATTGAAAGTTTTAGTTGAATCAAATAACTTTGCAGATATGTTACGTAAATATAATATCTATGATAATTTTCATAGTAGTAGTCATATTTCGGAAGCAGAGCAAATAGTAATTGAATCACTTTGGAGAAAACATATTGAAGATATAACAATTCGTGTTATGAAAGATTACAATACTAATATGGATAAATGGCGAGAAAATGGGAGTAATGAAGAAACTGAACCAATGCATCCACTAGATTGTATTGCTACTATTGACACTTCAGGATCAATGGCTAGTGCAAATGTTCATTATGAAGCAGTAATTAATGGATTGACAGTATCAGAAATTAGTAGGATGGCTCCTGGTATTTTTATTACATTTCATGATACACCCACTCTAGTTGATGTTAGTAGGATAAATGGTTTTATTAATAAATTTATCAGGGCAAGCAATGCTCAGTGGGGTGGATCTACTAATATTGACAAGGCGAATGAATTATTGTTACAAATAGTAGTTGAGGTTAAAAAAAGGAATCCATTATTTAAAAAGTTTATTCATATTATTTTTACGGATATGGGATTTAATAGCACTTGTAGTGAAGCAGGTGAATGGAACACCTTTGTAGAAAGATATAAACTTAGATTTAATAAAGTGGGATTAGACATGCCATTAACTTGTTTTCATAATATGAATAGTAAGAGTCCTGGATTTCCTGCAACAAGTGATATGAAGTATATCATATTATGTGAAGGACTTGGCTCTTCCCTATTACCAAGTGCTTTGGGTGGAGGTGGTGTCGTATCAGATAATAATGTTGTAACTTCATTTTTAAAAAGTGTATATAGAAGTGATTTTGATAAGGTAACAAGTACATTAATGGGAAATGAAGGATTATTAAATAAGACTATACATTTCATAACTGATTTATTTCGGTGATTTATAAGCAGGCCATACTTCTATTTTAGTTTCATTTATATTATCAATTACAAATAATTTATCTTTACTCTTCATATATATAACATCCTTAAAACATTTCTTAATTTCAGGTGTATCAAATGTTGGTTTTGTAGGATCTAATTCAAATCCTTGTTCTGGTTCAACCAAATATTCAATATTATTTTTAACTAAATAATATAATGATCTATGACAAGTCCCACACATTCTATTTGTTATTCTTACTTTAATACTAGTATTAATTTTTATTAATAAATCTAAAATTTCTTTAGAATTAGAATCTTTATAATTTAATGGAAAATATGTATTCATATAATATGTTTTACCATTTATATTTTTTTCATCCTTAATTTTTTTTAATATTGTATCATAACTATCAAACTCCGCTGGAGTTATACATAATTGTATGCTATCACTAAGATCTTTAAAAGCAGAATTATTTTTAGTAGATGAACCTAAGATAATATCTAAATACTTAACGGAAGGTTCTTTACTTGCAATTAAATTAAAAATTGTTATTAATTGATCTTTTATTTCAGAACTTACATCACTTGTTCCTTCAATTGTATTAAATCCAGGGTCTCCACAGCTACCAATTACCATTGTTTGATTTTTACAATCTTTTAGATCTTTAGTCATCAATTCTTCTATTGTGCAAACGGTTGCTCCGCCAAGCTGTTTTTGTAAAGCAATATATTTATTTTTGTTAATGGGAGCTTCTTCATTAATAATGTTAAATTCCTCAATTTGCTTTCGCAAATTTAGGAATTTATTTTTGTATTTCAAATATTTTTCTTTATACATATAATAGTACTGAGATTTTTTTATAACCAAATATGTGATTATAAATAAAAGTGTCTTTTCATTTGAACCATAAAATAATATTAACTCTTTCTCCACTAATTAATTCATTTGTTTGATGAGGATGATTACCCAGATGTATTATCATATAATCTTCTTTACAAGGAACAAATATCTTATTATTATAATATGTTTTATTATAACAATTTGGTTTGCTTCTATCAAATATAATTTCACTACCCTCGATATTATCATTCCTCATACACATATTAATAGTATATAAACTATCATCAATATGATATTTTAAATTTTTTTCATAATCTTTATTATAAATAAGTGAAAAGCCTCCATGATAGGATGGAATATCATTATCCCACAGTTCATAATATTCTCTTACAAAACTCCAAAGAATATTATTAATTCCATTAATATCCTTTTCAGATATAGGAACAGTTGAGGTATATTTATGCATTGTATTACGGTGAGCAAAGCTCTCCCTATTATCTTTGGCGCTGAGCGACAAAGTATTACCCGTATCTTCGATTGCGTGCAATCGGTTATTTATACTAGCTTTCATATTTGAAAATATATGATTTATTAGCGTGTCTTTTAAATTAGGATATTGCGTAAAAAATATATTAATAGGAAAAACTAATATTCCCTTCTTAATTAAATTTTTATATTCTTGAGGAATACTATCTATAACATTATTAAAAGCAGACATTTATCTTATCTATATAATTAATACATATAGATAAATAAAATTTCATTTTTTTTAATTTTAAAATGCTATTTCTTCTAATATAATAAAAAAATTGATATATTTATCATATATATTATAATATTTTATATTATTTAATGCAAGATTCAGATATTAATGAGAATGAACTAATTATTACTATAGATGGTAATAATTTTATTTTAGTATATTGTGAAAAATATATAATATTAACTCAAAAAGAACAATATATATCAAATATTTTGTTAGATAAAATTAATTTGAAGTTATCCTATATGAAAATTAATAATGTGTTATCTCAAATTGATTATATTAAAAATTTAATTCAAAATATTATCAAAAATGAAAAAAATCATATGAATATATCATATAATGACTATATGGGTATTTTTGAAGAAAAAACAGTTACTAAACATAAAATGAATAAAAATGCAATTTATGAAAATTATTTAAAAAATATAACTTTGAAAAATTCTTGTGTTCCTTCTAATATTCCAAAAGAATTATTACTAAATGATAAACAATTTTATCAAATGATAATTAACGAAATTGAAAAAGTAAATAGTAATATGTCTCATTCTCATATGATAGTATGTAATGATGATAATATATTTGATTTGAGACTACGCTTAAAATATAAGACTGGAGAATTATCTGAAAAAATGACTCATTTTAATAAAACGAACAAGTATGATTATTTTGAATTAGCATTTACTCCTAGTAGATTATATCCATTTATGCCTCCATCTGTTGAATACATTAAACCAAGAATAGATATTAACTTGGCATATAGTATAATGGCAATGGAAATATGGGAATTGACTAATTGGAATTACACTATATCATTAGATTTTATTATAACAGAATTAGCAAATGGATTAGAAAAACATTTTAATAATTACTTAGATATTTCATATCTAGATATTTCATATCAAGATAATATATTTAATGTAATAGAATTAAAATTATGTAATTTATTAAAGAGAACTAAAATCCAGATATATGAAAAAATACCAATTGATATTAATATTCATAGTATGAGTAAATTACAAAATAATAGCAATACTAACACTAATAGTTATTGGAAAAATGGAACTGGTTTTGGTAGTGATAGTAAGAAAAATACATGGAATATTTCATCATATATTGATACTATTAAAATAAATATGACAGAAACAATTAATATATTGAATTATATTATAAATGAACTAGAAACAACTAAGTCAGAAACAATATCTCCTCTTTTATATAAATATATAATATATCAGTTTACTGGAATAACTCTTTTAGATTTTAATAAAAATACAGATTTATACCATACTATTATTAAATTAATATCAACTTGTATTAAAATAGAAAAAAATTATGATTTTATAGATTTATTGTATGAATCTACAATTGAATTACATAGTGATATTTCTACCATATTATCAATTGATATGGATAATAGTAAGACGAAAGATAATATAGATAATTATATTGCAACTTATTTATTTTTTATTGATATGATATTTGATATTGAGAATAATCGGAAGAATATTAAAAAAGAAATTAGTGAAACTATAGTCCCATCTAATATAATTGAAGAATATAAAAATATAGTAGCAAAGGAAATGTTTAATTATTTTGAATTAACAGATAATAATTTATATTATAAATATCATAAAAGTAATATTAGTAAAAAATCTATGTTGAGAATTATAACAGAAACATCATCTCTAAAAAAATCTTTACCTAATAATTGGGATTCTAGTATCCTTTTAAGAATATCCAAAACTAATATCAATATTATATCTTTTATAATAACTGGTCCAAAGGATACACCATATCATAATGGTATTTTTGAATTTCACGCCTATTTTCCAGATAGTTATCCTAGTGTTGTTCCACAAGTGCTTATTAATACAACAGATGGTGGAAAAATTAGATTTAATCCAAACTTATATTCATGTGGCAAAGTATGTTTATCCTTATTGGGAACATGGAGCGGTGAAGCTGGTGAATCATGGAATCCTGATCTATCTAGTTTTCTACAAGTTTTAATATCAATTCAATCATTAATATTAGTAGATATGCCATATTTTAATGAACCTGGATATGAAAAAAATATGAATTCATCAAATGGTAAAACAGCTAGTATGAAATACAATGATAATATACGATTACAAACTATTCGTGTTGCTATGATAAATACAATTAAAAATAAGATACCTAGTTATGAAAACTTTATTACACATCATTTCAGATTAAAAAAAGAGGAGATATTAAATACTGTTAATACTTGGTATGAAGAAAGCACTGATCAAAAAATAGCAATTGGTAAATGTATTGATGAACTGAAAGGATTACTTGAAAATCTTTAAAATAGTTGGTTATCTACTTTATTGTATTAAAAATTGAAATAAATTCATTTAATACAACTTATAATATAAAATAAATTGTCAATATGGCTTTTGCTTTTGTTGAAAATAACATAGTTAAATTATTTATGAATGCGTGTAAATTAATACAACCACTTATAAATAAACTATATAATACGAATAATAAAAAAAATGATGATAGCATGGCTTGAATAATAATAAATTAATTTATACTATAATTGTAATATGATAATAAAGGAAAATAATAAAGAATATAATATTATTATTGTAAATAGTAAAAAAAAAATTATATTCATGGAAAAGTATATCGATAAATATATGAAAATGAAAGAACATAGAATTCTTGGAATAGATTTTGAATTTAATAGGGTTGGAAATAAAAGAAGGGTTGCATTATGTCAAATAAATATGGAGATCGAAGGAGATATGACACCATATATATTTTTATTTTATCCACCCGATATAAATATAAAAGTATTAATAATATTATTTACTTCATCTGATATAATACGAATACTACATGGCGGAGAATCATTAGATGTCCCCTATCTTTTTACAGAAGTTCTTACAGATAATAGTGATAGAATTAAATTTTGTAATAGTTTAGTGGATACTCGATTTATGTGCGAATACTATAATGCCTATTATAATTTGACAAATAATAAATGTAGGATATACGAATTACTGAAACAAATGAAAGTTATTGATAAAAAAAAATATGATTATTTGGAAAAAAATGATAAAATGATGGGTAATATATGGGAAATAAATATTGATGTTAATAAAATGTCAGAAAATGTTATTATATATTGTGTTTATGATGTTATATTCCTACCCACTTTATATGAAACATTTCCAAAAAATAATATTTATGATATTATACATAGAATTAATGGGATTAATCTATTATTACGATTTGATAACACTATAGATAATATGTTTATTAATTTATCAAAATATAATAATAATAAAATTAAAATTGGTGATGATAATTATACTTTCAATGAAGTATATAATACTGTTTATTATTGGCTAGATTCATATAATATTATTCATAGTTTATTCCAAATTAATTATTTTAAAAAATTTTTTGAAATATTTATTAAAAATATATTATATAATATAATAAAACAGGATAAGGAATATACTATGATAAATTTTACTTCATTGAAAGATTTTGAAAATATGTTGATATCATATATTGATATTATTATATAAATTAATAAATTTATATTATTAAATTTATTTATTTTTTATTCTTTTTTGAAAACAGCCTCTCTCTCTCCGGTGAAAAAAGTGGATATCCACTTTTTGAAATCATCAAAGTCTCTAATATCTTTTTAATGTATATACATTAAAAAGATTGATGTAAAATACAGTAATTTATATGTAAAAATATAGGACTATTACGCGTTCTTATGATATTACAACTATGTGTATTATATAAAAATTCCTCTAAAAACAACATTTTTACAACCTTTTTATACAACATTTTTACAACCTTATACAACATTTAGTATTATTCAAATATTAATATATATTATTAAATTTATTTATTTTTTATTCTTTTTTGAAAACCGTCTCTCTCTCTCCGGTGAAAAAAGTGGATATCCATTTTTTAAAATCATTTAAGAATAAAATATCATGTAAATGTATATACATTAAAAAGATGGATGGTAAATACTGTAATTTATGTTCTAAAGAATATAGCTCCTATAAGTCTTTGTGGAATCACAACAAGCGTTTTCACAAGAATACTTCCTCCACAAATCTCTTAATTTTGAGTAAAATTCCTCAAAATTCCTCTGAAAATCCTCTAATTTCCACTTTTATAAATAAATTTAATTGTATGCATTGTAATAAAAATTATACTAGAAAAGATAATAAAATTAGACATGAAAAAATATGTAAAAAAAATAATAATACAAATATCCAATCGCCAACAATCGAAGATTTGAGTAATACAGTTGATGAACTTAAAAACCAAATTAAGATTTTAATGAATAAACAATATAAAATGCATCCAAAGACACTACAAAAAATTAATAAACAATTAACTCAAAATAATAATAATAATAATAGTAATAATATTAATAGCAATAATACAAGTAATACAAGTAATACAAATAATACTAGTAA